CCTAACAGCGGATGGATACATTGCAGCTATACCGAAGGAACACCACGAGCTAGTTTTTTACATGCATTTAGATCAGAAGGTAAAACAAAATACAAACCTATCATAGGTAATGCAAAAGATTTATTTGTTTAAATCCAAGCTTTTAATTCTTCACCCATAATTTGAGTTGCGATATCTACTTTTTTACGTAAAGCCTGAACAATTCTATCATCAACCGTATCCTCACATATTATATCAACATATGTCATAGGTTTTGTTTGACCTATACGATCTATTCTAGCTTCTGACTGTTGCCTTTTTTCTAGATCATAGCCATTAGAATAATATACCATGGTCGATGCAGCGGTAAGCGTAATACCATATCCACCAGTTTGCGTGGTGCCTATAAAAAATCTGACCGGGGACCGGGGATCTTGGAACTTTTTAATATTTTTTTGTCTATCTTCTTGGAGTGTTTTACCATAGTAGTCTACATAACTATTCTCTCCATATTTTTTACTAATCTCTTTTATAATCCTGTTAACATCTTTTTGAAAGTGTGCCCAGATAACCACCTTACCCTCTACTTCATCTAATAAATCCATTAGCTCAGGTATTCTATTTGTATCTAAATCAACCATGGTGCCATCATCCGCTACAAAGTTACCACAAGTTATCTGTTGTAGTCTCATAAGTTGAGTTAAGACTGTAGCAGTAGTCATCATTTTACCATTAAAACTAGCAAGAGCCATTTCTTTCATTTGTCGATAAGCTTTTGATTGCTCTGTAGTCAAAGACACAGTTCGTTTCATATATGTTTTTTTAGGTAAATCTAAACAATCATCTTTTAATACACGATAAGAAAACGGTTTTAATTTTTCTGATAGTTCATTTAAATTTCTATAACCAACTACAATTTGAACAGACCGTCCCCCAAAGTTAGCTGTCCGCATTACAGCATATCTGGTTCTAAAAGAATAATAAGAGGAGTGACCCAATAACTCTGGCATTAAAAAATCACATTGTTTGTATAAATCTAATGGTGATTTAGTTACAGGTGATCCAGTTAATATTCTATTATACTTAGTGGATAGCCCTAACTTGCATATATTTTTTGTACGTTTGGCCTCTGGATTTTTTATTGTGGTAGATTCGTCAATTGCCATCATGGATCTATGAGAGAATAAAAATTTTTCTGCAAAATCTACACCTTTTTTGGTGGACAAGGCTTCTACATTCATAATTAAAATATGTAAATCTTCACCAGTTTCAAACAAAGTGTTTAATTTTTTTTGTTGTTTTTGATTTATATTAGATTGCCATAGCACTGTCTTGTGCTCAATATGGTCTACTAAGTGTGTAGGTATTTCAGATTCATACCAGTTTTTTACGACACCTTTTGGTGCCACAATTAAAACACCATTGATCTTACCATTATCATAAAGCATAGATATATTATCTATTAACACTTTAGATTTACCAGTACCCATCTCCATGAAATATGCAAAGTATGGTTTATCCCAAGACATTTCTAATGCCTTAAGTTGATGCTTATATGGCTTAGTCTTAAACTTATATTTCACAATATTTTCTACTTTCTATTGACAAAGTATATAACATCTTTATATTGTTTGTCAATGTCAGAAAGAATAGTTTATGTAATACAAGAGGTGCCAGGCACAAAAGCAGGTAACCCTAAAATAAACATTATAGGTGCACAAAAATACGGCACCTTAAAATTTTTATTACCTGAGCTTTCACAAATGATATTCTCTCCTGGACCATTAATTTTTAAATTAAGAAAACTTTTAAAAAATTATAATCCAGAAGATTATTTATTGTTAACAGGTGACCCTGCACTAATCGGTGTTGCATGTTCTATTGTATCTGATATTACAAATGGAAAATACAACTTATTAAAATGGGATAAGCAAGAAAGACAATATTATCCTATTACAATAAACTTATACGAGAAAGGAGAAGTCAATGAGTAGTATTAATTTTGAACAAGATCAAAGAGAAGATTTAAATTCTGTTAACGATGCTAAGTCTTTATCAGATCAAGTAGTGAAACTTAAAAAATTAGAAGATGAGTTTCAAGAAAAAGAAAAAGAATTGAAAGAACTAAAGAGACATCTAGATCTATTATCTGGTGAGGTCATACCTACCATGATGCAAGAGATGAATATCTCTACATTAAAATTAGCGGATGGTTCTTCAGTTGAAGTAAAACCAGTTTATGGTGCTTCTATTACAACAGCTAATAAAGAAGCAGCATTTAAATGGCTTCGAGAAAACGGCCTGGGTGATCTTATTAAAAATGAGATTACAGTTTCCTTTGGTCGTAACGAAGATAACAAGGCACAGCAATATGCTGTCCTTGCGCAGGGTCAAGGATATCAACCCGTCCAGAAATTAAAGGTCGAGCCCATGACTCTCAAAGCATTGGTCAGGGAGCGTCTCGAGTCTGGACAAGAGATGCCCTCTGATCTATTTAACGTGTTCTCAGGAAACAGAACCAAAGTAACAAGGAGCAAATAAACATGAACCAAGTAACAGAGAAAAAGTCTGCAGGTCTTCCAGCAAATGTGTTTGAAGAAGATGCAGCAAAAGGTTTGGGTCAAATAGGTCAAGAAGATCTAGCCCTTCCTTTTCTAAAAATCCTTGGACAGCTTTCACCAGAAGTTAATAAACGTGATGGTAAGTATGTTGAAGGTGCAGAACCAGGTATGATATTTAATTCAGTATCAGGTGAACTGCATGATGGAGTAAAAGGTATAGATGTAATTCCATGTTTTTATAAACTAGAGTACATCGAATGGAAAGATAGAGGAGAAGGATTAGGTGCACCAGTTGCAATTTATGATTCTTCATCTGATATCATGTCCAAGACAACACCGGATGCAAACTACAAAGATAGATTACCAAACGGTAATTATATTGAGAAGACTGCATCTCACTTTGTCATAATCACGGGAGATAATCCATCAACAGCATTGATATCCATGAAATCTACTCAATTAAAAATTAGTAGAAAGTGGAATACGATGATGAATGGTATAAGATTGAAAGGAGCAAAAGGGTTATTCACACCAGCATCTTTCAGCCACATTTACAAACTAAAAACCACACAAATGTCAAACGATAAAGGCACATGGTTTGGTTGGGAAGTTAGTAAGGTAGGCCCAATAACTGATCAATCCTTATACAGTCAAGCTAAATCGTTTTCAGAAAGCATCTCAAAAGGTGCTGTGAAAGCGAAACACGGTGAGACTGAAACAAAGTCAAAGGATAGCATTATCTAATCCCTACGGGGTATGCGCAGCGTGGGCCGGAAGCGAGAGTGGGTGGCCCACGTAACTCAGTTATGGATACTAGATATATAAAATTTTTTGATGGATATAGATCGGCATATGGATTAGCTGACTTTGATCATCCTGAAGCTTTTATTGATCCCGATAGTGGCAAGAAAAAACCAGTTTATCGTTGGAACTTTGAGAAGTTAACAGAGTCCGTTTATAATTCTCACCTGCAGGGCAAGGTGTCAATAGGTATTCAACCGTGTAATGAAAACAAAGAAGTTAAGTTTGGAGTTATAGATATTGATCCAAAAGAATATGATGACTTCGATAAAAAATTTTTTATAGATACAATACAACAATACGATCTTCCTCTCATACCAATAGAATCTAAAAGCGGCGGTTTGCATTTATGTATTTTTATGGATGCATTTACAAATGCTAAGATTGTAAAATCTTTTTTAACTAATTTACTACCATTATTTAAATTAAAACAAGACACTGAAATATTTCCAAAGCAGACAGAATTAACTAGAGACGAAGAGACAGGTAATTTAAAACCAGGTCAATTTATTAATTTACCATACTATGGTGATAAAAGAAAAGCCATGAACCTGGATGGAACCAAGTTTGAGCTAGATCAGTTTTTAAAAGTTGTTGAGTCAAACCTGGTGTCTAAAAAAGATTTAGAAATTATTACCAACGAAATAGATTTAAAAATATACAGGGGTGTAGATGAAGATTTAATCGATGGCCCACCTTGTCTTGCAGACATTTCCAAGGTTTCTAATCAAAAAGGTTTTGATGGCAAAGACCGATTTATGTATAATTATCATGTATTTGTGAAGATGAAGTATCCTGATGACTGGGAACGCAAGGTCAAAAATGCACCAGTAAAATTTTTTGAAGAGTCACATGCTAATGCATGGGATGATAAAAAATTAAGTGCTAAATTAAAATCTTGGAAGAGATCAGAAAAAGGATACACCTGTAATGAGAGTCCAATAAGTGATTTTTGTAAAAAGGGTATCTGTGTTAAGAAAAAATTTGGAGTGCTGGCAGGATCCAAAGGTGCGTATCCTGTGTTAACTAATTTAAGAAAGATAGAAATATTTGAAGAACCAGAGTATGAGTTTGATGTCACTAAACCTGATGGCATCGGAACAGCGACGGTTCACTGTAGATCTATAGAACATTTAAATGATCAACGTAAACGTAGAAATGCAATAGCAAAAGCTGCAGGTTTTTTACCACCTCTAATAAAAGGAGATCAAGAGCAAACAGTAATGGATGCTCTTTACTCTACACAAAAAACGGTGCAACCACCTATAGGAACTTCACCAAAAGAAAAATTACATGATGTTTTACATGCAAAGATAAACGGACCAAAGGCAACCAACGATGCAGCTTTTAAAACTGGATCAGTATTGATAGAGGGTGACTACGCATTTTTTAAATTTGATAAATTTTTTGAAAGATTGAAAGCAAAAGATTGGAAATACAAAGAAGAAAAAACAGGTCGTATCATGGAACTGGCATACAGAGAATGTGAGATAGAATTTTTAGAACAAAAAAGATTTCCTACAAAAGAGAAAGGCAAATATAATGCGTCCGTAAAAAATGTAGTGCAGATTAACGTAAAGTCTTTTGAAGAGATACCAATCAATCATAAACCACTAAAACATAAGACGGAGATAATGTGATTAGTAGAAAATTATTTGGACCTCCAGGAACAGGAAAGACGACTAAACTTTTAAAATACGTAAAAACATTTTTAAAATTAGGCACACCAATAGATAAGATAGGATATTTTGCTTTTACTAAGAAAGCTGCAGAAGAAGCTATCGACAGGATGTTAGAACAATATCCAAGATACAATAGAAAAGATCTAAAATATTTTAGAACCTTACACTCTCTAGCTTTTACCAGATTAGGATTAAAAAAATCTGAGGTTATGCAGGATGAGCATTATGAAGATATAGGTAGAAAATTAGGTATTGAAGTTACGGTCTACTCTGAGGGTCAAGAAAAAACTGGGTTTGTAGATTCTGATAGTGAATATTTTAATTTAATAAATGCAGCGAGGATAAAAGAAATATCTGTTGAAGACGAATATAATACAGGCATGTATTCAGAGACATTGGATAAACGATTATTGTCCATACTCCAAACAGAACTTATTAATTATAAAAACTCGTTTAAGCTGGTAGATTTTACTGACATGATTGAAAAATTTATTGTGTCAGAAATGTGTCCGAAATTAGACATAGCTTTTATAGATGAAGCTCAAGATCTATCTCCAATACAATGGAAAATGTGTAAAGAAATAATAAAAAATAGTAAATACGTAATCTTAGCAGGCGATGATGACCAAGCAATTTATGGTTGGGCAGGTGCAGATGTTAAAATGTTTCAAAACATTACAGCAAAGAAAAACATTATTTTGCCACAATCTTACCGAGTGCCGAGCATGGTGCAACACATAGCCGATCAAATTTTAAATCGTATACCGGATGAAAGAAGGATAAAAAAACAATGGTCACCTAGACCAGACATGGGGTCTGTTCATCACATAACCTCTATCGAGGATGTTCCATTACATACCGGAAGATGGTTAGTATTAGCCAGGTACAACGATAGACTGAACAAACTTATGCCAATATTAAAAGATATGGCTATCTACTACGAATACAAAGGACGTAAAAGCTATGGAAAAAGATTGTACGCATCTATTAAAAATTACACCAGATGGACCAACGGCGATAAATTATCTCTTTCAGAGTGTAGAGATCTATTTGAATTTTTACAAGAGGACACAGAAATATCAGAAGAGAGAATGTATGACTTGTATGAGTTTGGATATTTTCGACATGAAGAATGGTACGAAGTATTTAAATCTAATCCTGAAGAAAATTTATACATACGTGAAATGTTAAGAAACGAAGAAGAACTATCAAAAGAGGCTAGAGTTAAATTATCTACCATACACTCAGCAAAAGGTGGGGAGGCAGAAAATGTATTATTAATTTTAGATAATACAAAAACAATTAGAGAATCAGCAGAAAAAAATGATGACAAAGCAGATGAGGAAAATAGAGTTTGGTACGTAGGTGTAACTAGAACAAAACAAAATCTTTACATACTAGCAGCAAAAAAGGAGGACAGGGGATATGACATCGAAAGTTTGGGATAAACAACACGGAGGATCTCATTATCAAAAATATAAAATACAGCCCAGCAAGTTTGTAGTTGAGAATAAATTGCTATATCCTGAGGGTTGTGCTATAAAATACATAATCCGTCACCAAGACAAGAACGGGAAGGAAGATATATTGAAGGCGATACATTTCTTAGAAATGATTATTGAAAGGGATTATAGTGAAAATTCCTAAGTTTGAAGCACAAACAGAGTGGGTAAAACCCACAGAGTTTCCTGACCTACGCCAGGTTGACGAGATTGCAATTGACCTGGAGACAAAAGATCCAGACCTATTAAAGAAAGGATCTGGTTCTGTTATTGGTAATGGCGACGTCATTGGTATCGCTGTTGCAACAAAACACTACAAAGGATACTTTCCAATCGCTCACGAGGGTGGTGGCAACATGGATCGAAAACGAGTTATGTCTTGGCTTAAAGATATTTTAGAGGCACCATCAACAAAAGTATTTCACAATGCAATATACGATGTGTGTTGGTTACGAGCTCTTGGTTTAAAAATAAACGGTGACATAGCCTGCACCATGATTGCATCAGCGTTAACAGATGAAAATAGATTTAGATATGATCTTAATAGTTTATCGTGGCACTATCTTGGTTATGGTAAGAACGAAGCTGCACTTGCAGAGGCAGCATCAGAATGGGGCATAGATCCAAAATCAGAAATGTATAAATTACCTGCAATGCACGCAGGTGCTTATGCAGAACGTGATGCAGAGATAACTCTTGGCCTATGGCAAGAGATGAAAAAAGAAATAGTTAATCAGGACCTGGAAGATATATTTGATTTAGAATCTGATCTGTTTCATTGTCTGGTTGATATGAGATTCAAAGGTGTGCGCGTAGATATAGAAAGAGCTCATGCAATGAAAAAAGAATTAATCACACAAGAACGTGATTTATTACACAAGATAAAAAGTGAAACAAATATTGATACACAGATATGGGCAGCAAGATCTATTGCAAATGTATTTGATGTGTTGAGATTAGAATACCCACGAACAGAAAAAACTGCAGCGCCAAGTTTTACTAAAAATTTTTTACAAGAACATAGTCATCCTGTTGTTAAAATGATAGCGCAGGCAAGAGAAATAAATAAAGCACACACAACTTTTATAGATTCTATTTTACGATACGAGCACAAAGGTAGAATACATGCAGAAATAAACCAACTAAGAAACGCAGGTGGTGGGACAGTCACCGGTAGATTTAGTTACCAAAACCCAAACCTACAACAGATACCTGCGCGTAACAAAGATCTTGGTCCTAAAATTAGATCACTATTTATTCCAGAAAAAGATTGTAAGTGGGGTGTATTTGACTACTCACAACAAGAACCTAGATTAGTTGTGCACTATGCTTCTCTTTATAAATTACCATCAGTATATGATGTTGTTGAGTCTTATAGTAATGACTCTAGCGCAGACTTTCACCAGACTGTAGCTGACATGGCACAGATACCAAGGTCCCAGGCTAAAACAATTAACCTTGGATTATTTTATGGTATGGGTAAAGCTAAACTTCAGGCAGAGCTAGGTGTAACAAAAGACAAAGCTGCAGATTTATTTAATACATATCATTCACGTGTACCATTTGTTAAACAACTTATGGAGAAAGCGTCGAATAGAGCACAGGATCGGGGGCAAATAAGAACGTTGCTAGGTAGGTTGTGTAGGTTTCATCTATGGGAACCAAACCAGTTCGGTA